TCTGCGGCGGGACTGCGAGCTCTCCTGGGGAAGCTTCTGCGGCGGGAACACCTGCTGCCTGGAATGCCCCCAGGCAAAGGCCAGCTATTCCCCCTATGAGCGGATGTGCAGCAAGGCCAAAGCCCAGCGGAAAGAAGCCAGCGACAAGAAAAAAGAGGAGGAGCACAAGCGACGGCAGAAGCAGGGACGGAAGTACCAGAAGGAGACCCAGGGCTATGCCAAACGGCTCCTGCGGGCTATTGACGCCGCCGGGGTACCGGATGACGCCAAGATCGGCTGGGACTATTACGGCGCCTCCGTATCTACCATCCGTCAGTGGGCTGCCGGCGAGTTTGATGACCCAGCCAGTTGGCATAGCGCCAAACTGGTACCCGGCAAATGCTATAGTGACCATTTGGCAGATGTGGCCAAGCTTCTGGACTGCTCCACTGATTTCCTGCTGGGTCTGACGGATGAGCTCCGTCCGACACCGGTTCAGGAAGAGCCAGAGGACCCCATGGAAGCCCTGGAGGAGGAAATCGCTTCGGCAGATTCTCGGGATGATATTTCGGAAGTCCTGGACCGGGTGGCCGCACCAGAGGAACCCGCCCGCCGTATCCGCTGGGAGGGCCGGGGCAAGACCCTGCCCATGGACAAGCTGATTCTCACTTACCAGATGACCAACGACGGTCCGGAATACCGGCCGGTTTTGTGGGACGGCGGTAAATTCAAATCACCCAACGGCCGAAAAACGCTGACTGGCCTGCAGTATACCCACTGGCTGGAGGTCCCCCTCCCGGGCAGTGGCGAGACTTGTCCGGTGATTCCCGCAGAACAGCCCAGTGGCCAGCCGGCGGCCAGTGGCTGGATGTCCGGCAGCGCTTTGCCCGAAAGCGACTGTGAGGCGGTTGCGGATTTTGATGTAGGAAGCGGCGTTATCATCCGGGAAATTTGCCGCTATTTTGACGGCCATTTCAATTTTTGGACCGGCTCCGGTCCGGCGGACGTCGGTGCAAGGATAGACGCTGAGTGTATCCGTTGGATGCGGCTTCCGCCAGTGGGGTGAGCCTATGGAAACGAGGTTTTATACTCCAGAGGGATACCCAGTGGCACAGGACGCTCCTGTCCCGCCTCCCTATGAAAGCAAAACAGTTAACTTCTCCCCCTACAGCCGTCGCTGTGCTGAAATTGACCGGGCAGCGCTGCTGGTCAAGGAGCCGGAGGCCTTTGCCGCCCTGGCAGCGGAGCCGGAGGTCTCACAGAGGGACCCAGGCGTCTACTGGGAGCGGCCATCCAAGAAGTTCTCTGAGGCAGGCGGGTGTCCTTGCTACCAGGGGCTGCTGAATTATGGCAGCGGCGCCAACGTCCTGTGTGAAGCGGCCAGCCGGCAGTTTCATGATTATGTGGGCGTCAAATTCTGCGAGGGCGGGCGGAAAATCTACTGCCCGATTTGGCGGGCAAAGAACAAAAGTCAGATTGTGTCCAAGTCGGACACCGAGGAGGGACCTGAAATACCCCGGCTATTGTCGTTTACTGGCACTCCTGGCGAGGAAAAGGCGAGCCAATAGCTGGATCGGGGCCCCAAAGGGGCCGGCTATTACCGGTTACCCAGAGGCATTATGGGGGACTGTTGGCGCTATGAAGCTCCTGGATTGCCGCCGGCGGCAGTCCTTCCCCCTTGAAAATCCAGTGCGGGACACCGTCAGGAATAGGCTGAAAAGTGCCGGAACATGGCCGGAAAACAGCCGGATTTTGAGTGCTGCCAACAGGGTCAGCCGAAACGTGCATATCATAAAAATCGCCGGGGTATGCTGCGGCATGCCCCGGAAGGGATGATGAAGCCTATGAGCAAGCGTCCCCGCTGGACTGCGGAAGAGGAGGAGTACCTGGCGGAGAACTGGGGCACACTGGCCATCCCCACGCTGGCCAGAAACCTGGGGCGCAGTGAAGATGCGGTTGTCATCCGCGCCCGACGGCTCGGTCTGGGACCCTTCCTGGATAGCGGTGACTACGTTTCCTTCAACCAGCTGCTGGTCGCTGTGACCGGGGGCAATTCCGGATACGGCTACAAGATCAAGAGCTGGGTGGAGAACCGCGGCTTCCCGCTCCACTACAAGCGGGTGGGGAGTCAGCGGTGGAGGATCGTTTACCTGAAGGAGTTTTGTAAGTGGGCTGAGAAGAACCGGGCTTTCATTGATTTCTCCCGGATGGAGCCGCTGGCCCTGGGGGAAGAACCGGAGTGGGTGGCGGAGCAGCGCAGAGAAGATTTCGAAACGTTTGCCCTCCAGCGCAAGGATCCCTGGACGTCTAGAGGAGGACAGCCGACTGATCATGCTTTTGAAGCAGCAGCGGTATGGTTATGCGGAGCTGTCTCAAATGCTCCAAAGAAGCGCCGGGGCCATCCAGCGGCGGTGCGGGGACTTGGGGATCAAGGAGAGGCCGGTCAAGGTGGACACTCATGGCGACCGTGCCACCTGGACACAAGGAGACTATGACGCACTGGCGAATGGGATCCGCCGCGGGGACAGCTACACTCGGATCGGTCAGGCCATTGGCAAGTCGGAGAAGGCCGTCCGGGGGAAGGCCTACTATCAGTACCTCACCGAAAACGCGGACAGGGTACGGGCCATGCTGGGGGATGGCTCCTGGGGCCATGGCGCCCCAGAGCCGACGGTCAAGCAGGGGCTGTATTTATCCAGGACCTGTACCGAGGTCAGGAAAAACCTCTCAGCACTGGACGGACTGCTCCGGTACCGGATGCACGCCTTGGGCTATGATCCGTACTGGCAGAGATTCATGTGCATGAATTGGAGCGACGCCGGCGGCTGCGCTGCCGGGTGCAGTGACTGCGACTGTTGTACGCAGTTCCGCCGTATCCGGCCCCAGTACTGTGCCAGGTGCGGCGTCACCTTCTTCGAGCACCGGGAAAACCGTTTCTGTGAGGCCTGCCGCCTTGCCCGCAAGAGGCAGGCACAGCGCAGGTGGAGAAGGTCCGCCGGCACGCCAAATAACGAAAAGGCTGTATGACCAAAAGGGGAAAAGCAGGTACAGGGGGTAATCTATCGTGAACATAAAAACAATCGGGCCGCAATGGGGCGTGTATCTGAGGGCCGCCCACCCGAGATCGACCTGCCTGTGCGGGAATACTCCCTCAAGAAGGAGCCTTTTACCATGTTAAACGATAGACAGATCACCATATCCGTGGGCAGCAGCCGGACAAGTATCGACTGGCAGGCCCAGACAATGACCATTGAGGAGTTGTATAAGCGCCTGCAGACGCCGGCCAGAGGCACCGAGACCCAGGCCGAGTACGCAGCCATGCCTGGAAGCCAGAAGGACAGGCTGAAGGATGTAGGCGGCTTCGT